AAGGCCACGCTTTGCGACAGGGCGATGCAGTTCGCCGAGGCGGCGGTCAGGCTCTTGGTGATGTCAACGGGACGCATCGGCGCTCAGAAGTTCGAATCGATGTTCTCGACCGTCTGGATATATTCCAGCGTGACGGTCGTTGAGCCGGCATTCGGCGCCGTGCCGGCCGGCGTCACGGTGGCAAAGACTGTGGTGGAGTTGCTGATATTCAGCATCGCCACAAGCTGCGCCGCCGTAAATGCCGGACGCGCTCGCCCCGCTGCCGTTTTCACGTCCACGCCGCTCGCGTAATCCGTCCCGCCGGCCGTTGCGCCAAGCGAGAAGGTGGCGGACGTGCCAGCATTCCATGCGACCGTGGTATCCACGATGACATCGTGAATGACCGAATTGGGTGGGAGCACGAAGCTGGTCGATACGACGGCCGTGCCGTTCTGCGTGATCGCGGAGCCGACCTGCGCCAACTGGCACAAGCCGGTATTCGCGGCACCGTTGGCATCGGCGTAGAACTTCGGGCCGGAAATGAGCGGACCGGTGAAGGTGCTGCCTGGACCTGCCATCGGACGGTCTCCTTATGCGGTCGGGAACGATCCCCACGCGGCGCGCGGGTTGCTGTAGAACGCCGAGTACCGCTCGTACCCGAGCACCAGAAGGTTGCCGGTGGTCGGATCAACCTGGAGGTCCATCTCGTAGGGGATGCGGTCGTAGACCTTGAGACCGCGCACCGAGGTCATCACGAACCACGCGAACGCCGAGGTCAGGAACTCGCTGACCACATAACCCTCCGGCAGCGCGCCCGAAGTCAGGATGGCGGATACGTCGTTGTTCGTCGTGCCGACACGCAACTCGGTCTTGAACAGCCGCTCGGCCGCCCAGGATAGCGCCACCGGGACGACGATCTTGCGCGCCCGCACCATCGCCAGGAGGTTGGCCTGATCAGGCCAGAGGCGGATGGTGTTGAGCGCCGTCTCGACTGCGGATTCGTTGAAGTCCAGGTCCACCGCCGGACGATTGGCGTAGGAGCCATTGTCGATCGGATGGGCCGTGGAAAACAGTGGCTGCCCGTCCGCGACGATGTTGGAGTTGTACGTCGTGCCGGTGTTCAGAATAGCATGGACATACACTTCCTTGAACTGCGCGAAGCTCTCCGCCAGCCCCATCGAAGATGGCCCGAACTGCTCCTTGTAGAGGTTGTCGTCCAGCATTTCGCGGGTCATCGCGAAGCCGAGACCGACCCCGATATGCTGTGCGACATAGGTGAAGCGCTGACCCGAAGCATTGTCGAAGGTGGTCGCACCACCTTCCTGCTTGAGTTGCGCGAGGCCAGTGTAGCGCATTTCGTCGATGCGCTCCATCGACATCTTCGACGTGCCCACCGAAGCCCACTGCTTGTAGCGGGTCGGAATCTGCGGGTACTTCCCCTCGACATCGGCCAGGCCGGGAAGGAGAAGGTCGCGGGCTGATGCTCTGCTGATAGGCATATCCGCTCTCCCTCTATGCCTGACCCGTACGGGTCGTCATGTCTTGGGTGTTCAAGGTCACCTCAAGCCATTGATTGTCGCTGGTCGGGTTGTACGCGGCGTTGATTGCCACGCCCGCGCCGTCGTTCAGACCGACGATGGCCTGCAAGCGGAATGGCAGCGTCGCGGTGGTCTGCAACGTCGTCACGTCCAGCGCGCATGTGCTCATGCCGGAACCCGTCACTGGCTGGCCGGAGGTGCCGGACTTGATATCGAGGTTCTTGCCGACCGATGCCTGCGTGATCGCCGTGCCCTGCGCCTGCGCGTAGAACTTCATCATCGGGTCGTTGCTGACCATCGCACGAACGATCGTGCCAGACGCCAAAGTTGGCGCGAGCCATGCGGGACGGAACGGGGGTTCGGAGGGATGATTCGGATCGAAGTACTGGCACCCCAGGAAGATGCCGTCGATCGTGGTGCCGGCTGCCGCGTAGAGCCGGATCGTGCCATCCGTGTAGAGGTAGACCGGATCGCCGAAGCCGATATTGGAGCCGTAATTGTACGCGATGAACCGGGTGGTCATGGCGTAGTTCGGCGCCGCGGCGTTGAACAAGCGCCCTTCGCGGAAACCGCTTGGTGCGAGTATGTTGGCTGCCACTGGTAGCCACTCCTGCAAGGCAGTCCCGGCCGAGCCGGGTGACTGCTGCTTCAAGTGCTACTGGGACGCCCAGAGGTGAACCGGCCACGTGCCGGTCTTTAGGCTTGCGCGCTACGAGCAACCAACGCGGTGCGAGCGCAGACGACGCGACATTACGGGAATGGTAGAGCGATAGTCAAGCGTCTCTTATTCAACCACTTCCCCGCCCACGACATCATTGGTTCGGCTGATCCCCTTGGCGCCGTTCCGCCGGGCCTGGAGGCCAAGCCGCTGGATTTGCGACTCCACCGTATGCCGCGCCTGGAACTGATCCATCTCGCGGGCTTCCTTGGTGTATTCGGCGGGCTGCTCGACCAGCATAAGGCCGCCGCGCACGATCGCCGATCCCTTCTTGGCGGACATGCCGGCCAGTTCGGGATGGCGTTCCGCTGGAACCGGCGTCCAGCCGTTCATCTCGGCCATCACCAGGTTCTCCGGGTCCTCCTGGCCGCCGATGGTGCTGCGCAGCCACTTGTAAGCACTGCCGGCCGGCTTCTTGGACATGTCAACATCGAAGCGATTGGTGCCGGTGAAGATCATGCGCCGCTGCGGCGCGCGCTGTTCTGCTCGTACGTCGTTCATGACTGTGCCTCCTGATGCGCGTTGCCATCCTTGCCGCGTCGATTTACCCCGCCACGGTGTGCCCATGCTGCATGCCGAATGTGCCGATCGGCGGCATCGCGGGTAGGGAGGATGGCCGTCGCAGCCCTGCGCTGGGGGCTGTCAAGGATGGCGGGAACCGATCTCATAGGCGCCCCGTGGCGCGCATGCGCTCCAGGTTGCCGTGGTATTTGCGGTAGCGCTCTCCCGGGTCGGCGATGTAATCCGGGCTGGCGGGATTGCCGTAGAGGCCATCCGCCACTTCGACCTGATCCGCGGTCAGTCTGATCTCTCGGCTACCCGATGCGGCTGCTCCAGGTGCTGCGCGGCGCTGCGGTGCGACATCGGCGGACAATGCGCGTTCCTGGGCGCGTGGGACCTCGCGGGTTTCCTGCTGACCTTCGCCAAGCAAATCCTCGATGCGGCGAAAATACTCCGGCGAGCCGCGCGCATGACCTTCGCCATCGGCAATCTGCGAGGCGCCGAATACCCGGGCGCGGTAGCGCGTGTCGTTCATGAACTGCGGCCGTTGATCCAGCCATTCGCGTTCACTTGGCCGCAGGTCTTTCACGACGGCATCGTACTTGCCTGAACCGGACTGCTGGCGCGGCATCTCCGGCGCCTGCGTCAGCCGCGCCTTGTTCTGTTCGAGGAAGTCCTTCTGACCCCTGGACTGGATCGCTCGGCTTTCCGCCCCGGCAAGCGCGCGCTGCGCCTTCGCCGCCGCCGCCCAATCGCCGCTTTCCGCCGCTGCGGCATATTCTCGCTCGGCCCGGTCAGCCTCGGCTTCCGCCGCCGCGATGGTGCCTTCGACCGCCTGCTTCTGTGCCACCCAACGCTGCTCGGTTTCCGAGACCGCGCGCCCGGCCGCCGTATCGCGTTCCTGCTCCGCGACAAGCCGCGTGGCCCGTTCCTCATCGCGCTCGCGCTCCAGCGAGGTCAGCCGCCCGCGCGACTCTTCCAGCATACGCTTGAGGTCATCGACCGATACGGCGTCCTTGTCGTCCGGCTTTTCCTCGATGATCGTGTCAGACATTTACATCTCCTGCCGGAACTCCCGGCGTCTGTAGCGTTGCGACTCACCACACCATGTCTGGATGCCGCAGGATTGCCTTCACGTTCACATCCTCGACGATGCGCGCCCGCCGGTCTCCTGGCAGGTCGAAGGCAAACGAATCGCCGACGTTGACCATCACCCAATCGCCAACCTGCGGCACGCGATCGCCCCACTGGTGGCTGGCATCATCGGTGAATGCGATCGGGCCGAGTTTCATCACCAGCCCAGCCTTGCCCTGGTATTTGTCCTCATCCAGCGTCTTGTTCGCCAGGATGATGCCGCCGGCGGTCTTCGACTCGCCCCTTCCCTTGCCGCGCTCGTACATGACGATCAGCAGGCCAGCGCCGAGCGGGTCGATGGTATCGGTGACCATGCCAACATCCTCGCGAATGTCCTCACGTGGGTCGCGGTCATGCAGAACACGTATCGGTTGCGCCATCAGTCATCGTCCTCTTGTTGCCGAGGCTCCGGTTTTGGGCTGGCTTCCCCGACCACCCAATCCAGCGCCTCGATGAAACCCTGTTCCTTCCGCATCGCCTCCACCGTTCCGACATGAAGCAAGTCCCGCAGGCGGCGCGCCCGTTCCTCGACGATCGAGCGCACCACACGCGGCCAAACATCGGATTCGGTGATGGAGAAGCTCATGCGCGCAGTTTGACCTTCTTCGGCTTGTCTCCGCCCTTGCCGTACTCGCGGGCTTTCTCGATGCGGCCTTCACCACTGCCGGCGCCAGCTTCCATGCGCGGCAGCCTGCCGCCACGCGCCCGCATCATGCCCGGCATCGGAGGCGGCATCGGACGTGCGGGCGCCATTCCGCCGGGAGGCGCTGCCATCGGCGGGTGCGGCGCCATGGCCGGTGCCGGCTGTGCGATCGGAGAGGCCATCGGCGGGTGCATGCCGCCACCCTGCGGAGCGACGATCACGTTGACATGCGTGGCGCCCTTCTTGCCGACCTTGCCGCCGCGCGCCCGCTTGGCCAGATGCTCGCGCGTGTGGCCGCCTTCGACATGACCGCCATCCCGCAGCTTTGTCTCTTTCTCGCCCGGATGCAGGTGCCGCTCGTGCTTGTGGACGGCGCCGACAATCTCGCGCTCATCCTGCTTCGCATCGCCATCCACCGCGCCGCCGCGCTTATAGCCTGTGCGACCGATCAGCTTCTCGGCCTTGCCGCGATGATCGGTGCCTGAGTGTGCGTAGGGGTGCGTCATAGTTGTGGCCCTCCAAACTGCCGCGCCTCGGCGCGTTCCTGCCGATCCTGTGTGTCGTTGCTCTGCGACGCCGCCGCGTCTTCGACATGCTGCTGACGGTCCATGAGGGATTGCGCCACGGTGTGCGCGTGCTCGCGCTGCGCCCGGGCTTCCTCGGCCGCCAGCCTTATCCGTTCGGTCTGTTCCTTGATGCCGGCGATGCGCTCCTGCGAGGCCCGGTTCAGCGCATCGCTCTGTGCCTCGCGGTCACCGTCGCGCTCATGCTGCTGGGCATCCACCGCCTCGGCCGCTGCCTTGCGCTGGTTATCTTGCTGCTTGGACTGGATATCCATCTGCTTCGCCGCCAAGGTCGCCTGAGCCGCAGCCGCGCCTGGATCGCCCTGCGGCGGGGCTTCCGGCTTCACCAATTCCGCGCCATCGCCGATACCCACCATCCGCAGGACGCGCTTCAGTATCTCGCCCGTATCCAGTCGCCCAGCGAATGCCGGCATGGTCGCCAAGGTCGCCAGCGCGGTTGCCAGCATCAGCCGATGCACTTGCGACGGCACGTTGGGGTCCGATGCCGGCACCAGGTTCTTGTCGGCAAACTCCGCCGCCTCGACCCATTGCCGCTGCGGGTTCGGACAGACTCGTGCCAATGTCTCGGGACGTTCGGCAAACAACTCCCGGATCATCGACAGTTCTTGCGACATGGCCTCATGCATCCGCTTATGCACGGCCGCCATGACGACGCTCTTTTCTTCCAGCATCGCCATGATGGTGCCGACCGGGATATTTGCCCGGCCTTCGCCAACCTCTAGCATCGCCGCCGCGCCAACCCGCGCCGCCGCCTGCTGCACCACCTCGTAAAGCTGGATTGCGACTGGGGACACGTCCTTGTAGGGCAGCGCCATCAGCACCTTGCGGATG